ACATTATAACCACTAATAATACTTATAATGAAACTAATGATTTTTCTTGGAATTGGTTAAATAACAACAAATTAGAAATAAAGATTCCAGGAAGTTCATATAATGGTTATGATTATTCATTAGTAATATTAGCTCACGATAATATGATCAATGATGTTAGTAATTTAATACCTAATACTTATTATACCGACACAATCGACCTTTCAAAACGTATTGTTAAATTTAAGAGAGTAAACAGACAACCTGACTGGAAATATATGAAATTAAGTGTTTCCAATGAGGATTTACTTCTTAACGACCAAAGTTGGAATAAGACAATATTTGATAATTTTGCCATAGATACACGAAATGTTGACATATCCAATCAGTTTTATTTACACTTTGACACATGTGATAACTACATATATTCAAATATGTTAAATGGGTCAAAAGATTTATCAAGTTATTATTTGGATTTAAGTGCTTTGGATTTTGAAGGATACGATGTTTCGTATGGTGTATCAAACGTAAAAGGTGACTTATCTTGGTCATGGGTAGATAATTCTCGTATCGTGATAGATATATCAGATACTGTAGTCTCGGGAAGCGATACGTCATTACAAATAATAAGTATTGATGATTGGATTAACAGACCTAATCCGGAAGAGCGTATTATAGAATTCAAACACATATCGTCACAGGTAATAAATTTGTTTGATATTTCAGAAAATGCACAGTCAACACTAAGAAATTATAACAATTCGGTTAATGATTATTCTTTTGCTTATATTAGAAAGCATATAACAATAGAACCAAGTTATCAAAGTAGATATTCTACTTATTTTGAGACTTATAATGATTATTCAGTGAACGATATAACATCATCCCTCGGTGATACAGGAACCAATGTGGATATAGAAATTATTAATAGTAAAATAGACGTTAGTACAGCAATATTTGATGATATATCTTTCAGTTTTATATTAAATAATATATTTAAATATAATTTTAATCTAAGTCCGTATGTACAATTTAGTTATGATGGTGTTAATATAATTAACACTGGTGCTTATCCCACCGCACAGAACCCCACGCTGTACTTCGTAAAGCAATTTTCAGTGGCTCCTACTAGCTCGAATAATTCTACTAGTAATTCAACAACCCAACCTGCCGATGTGTATACTTTTGTCTTAACAACAACACAAACAGTCACTTGTTATATAGATGAACATCTTAAAAGAATGGAAGTTTTGCATTTTATAGCTGGTAGTGGTGGTGGTAGTGGTGGTCGAGGTAATAGGTTTGGACCTGGTGGTGGTGGTGGTGGTGGTGCTTCTGGTTTTATTGTAATGACTGAAAATGATTACGACAAGAAAATTTCTAGTTTTGAGGTTGTTAATTTTTCTAATCATGGTAGTGGAAATGGTGGTCTCGCGACTTCGTCAAAGCTTAATATAACAATGATAGACAACAACGGGATTGCTGATAGTGAGAATGACCAAATCACTATTAGCAACTACATCACTAATGGGCAGGGCGGTAGCTTTGGTAGCGGCAGTAGTAGTAAGCCAGGTGGAAGCGGCGGTAAGAAAAAGGATGGGGTGACCTTTAAAATATTACCTGCGTCGGGTGATGATGGTACAAACGGTGGTGGTGGCAGCGGCAATACTGGTGGCGGTGGCTATGGGGGGGATCCATCTGATATAGATATTAATGGTTTAATAGATATAGGTAGTAATATTCTAGATATTCCTGATCAGATTATTCCTAGTGGTGGTGATGGTGGTGCTGGTGGCGACAAGGGCAATTCACCGTTTGATCCCGGCGATAACGGTCTTCCCGGCAACTCCTCGTCAAACATTATGATAGTAAGATTAATATTTTGATAATTAAATATAAAATAAAAATTGATTATTTAAAACCTATTTATTATGTTTTAAATAATGGATATGCTTGCAAAGAAAAATCCACACGAACGTGACGAACATATTAGTTTTGACGAGGGTCCGCATATTTATACGATTGATGGAGAGAGTGACTTCATGTCGGTAACTACGTGGAATCACAGCCATTTTGCCGAATTTAATGCAGATGCTATCATTACGAATATGATGAACAGCAAAAAATGGCCACAAAGCAAGTATTACGGAATGACACGCGAGGAAATAAAAGCACAATGGGAGGCGAATCGCGACGAAGCAGCACAATCCGGGACGAAAATGCACTACGATATTGAGTGCTACTATAATGGGATGGAGGTGAGCAACGATTCGCCTGAATACGCCTATTTCCAGCGATTTGTAGCCGATTATCCCGACTTGGTTCCCTATCGCACCGAATGGATGGTCTGGGACAAAGAGCTCCGTTTTGCCGGAAGCATTGATATGGTGTATGAAAATCCTGACGGAACCCTAATGATATACGATTGGAAACGGTCGAAAGGCATCAATAAAACGTCGTCGTTTATGAAATTCTCTCACACGCATTGTATCGAGCACATTCCAGATACAAATTATTGGCACTACGCTCTCCAACTTAATACATACAAGGCTCTACTAGAAAAAAATTACGATAAAAAAGTATCTTCTATGGCATTAGTGTGCTTATATCCTGAAAACGACAGCTATCAATTGATAAAAATTCCAGACCTTTCTGATGAAATTAAAGATTTATTTAATTTACGTCGCTATATATTACATGTTAAAGAAACAATGTAATAATAATTATTAATTATTAATTATTATTAATTTACTGCGTATAATTTACTGTGTATTATTAACAAAATTAATATCACCACCCATAACTGCACCTGAATAATAATCTTTTTTAATGGAGCGTGGAACAACACCTACAGACATAGGGAATTCAATAGGAGCAGTATTTACTACTCTTACTACATTTCCAGCACCAGGGGTTTTCAATATACAGAAAAAGGGACGAACAAATCCATCTTCAGTGTATAACTCTATAACTTGTTTATTATTATTGGGTCCTTGTAAAAGTTCAATACGCGCGTTTAGTGGACGACCGTCGGTTTTGAGAAAAACATCCACAGAGTCAACAAGAACATCAAAAGGGTATGTGCGAAGAGCACCACCCTGAATGGTAGTAGACATCGAAATACACTCATTAGACGGCAAATCAACATCATTTGCTCGAACATCTGCAGTGAAAGGGAACTCTAATTGACCAATGTTACGAATAGCAACTGTATTTGGGCCACGCGGCGTGTCAATAACAGCATTAAACGGACGGAGAAGACCGTTTTCGATGTATACGCGCATCTTACATGGGGTATTATCAGGTCCTTGCCAAAGCTCAATATCAGCCTCTAGAGGACGACCCTCACTATTCAGCATAATTTGAGTCTGTTCAACAAGAGGGGAATGATACGACCATGTTCTCAGCGAATCACCTTGAACAATAATCGATAAATCATCATCGGTAGAATGCTGTTCATTGGAAACAGGCACTTTAGACGACATATCATTAAGTGAAATATGACCTGGGGTATAAAGGTCATTTGTACTCTTCAGCGGAGAGTTTTTATTAGAAACCTTAGAACGCCACATAGGTGACTGGAATGCACAGGTTGAATACATTCCAAGTAAAACGGAAAGAAGAAACATACTGGTCTTCATTTAAGTTACATAGTCATTTATTATTTAAATAACTTTTACTTATATAATAAAAGAATACACAAATAAAAAATATATAATATATTTTTAAATAAATTTTTATATAACATTTAATATAACATTTTAAATATCAGTTCTTTCATTACATTTTTTACATTTGCCAATTCTATTGTGATGAATACAAAATTTATCTGGAAAACATTCCCAACAATTATATTTTTGACGATTGTGATTACAAAATAGATGTGGTGAACACAGGCGACATGACGATTTATGTTTGTCGTGTTCACAGATTTCAGTTCCTGAACCACAATCACGACACGTATTACGGCGCCGTCCGTGTTCGCAAATAAATGCTCCACCACATCCATCTTTACACATTGCTCGCTGTCTAAAGTGAGCGCATGTTATATTTTTTCCATTCCATGTATCAATTCTACATTTTCTAGCATTCCAATATAATGTATTAGTTTTTCGGTCACAAGTTTTTTTCGGCATCAAAGGGTAATCGTGAACATTTGTAGTCTCCATATTGTTGATTATTACGATATATTTTAGAGGTAATGTCATTTCAATTTTTTATATAAACATACAATATGTCATATATTTATGCTTTACTACTGACTGATAGCAAATATTATATTACCAATTATGATAGTTTAGTATCTATTGATGGTTTAAATATAAACAATAAAAACATGTGGTTGAATAAGTATAAAATGCTTAAAATAGATAGTTTATTTGAAAATTGTAATAATGATGATATAAATAGAATAACTAAAATATATGCAACTAAATATGGTATCGAAAATGTGCGTAATGTTAATTATCCATCTATCAAATTAGATCCAGAACTGACATTTGTTATAAAAGACATAAATATTAAACTAACTGAGGGGAAATATTTATCACTAAACAAAGGTATAAAAAATTATAAAAAGGTTTGGTTCTGTCATTATTGTGGTCAAGATTTTGATAATTTTAATGATGCTTATTTACACGAAAAAAATCATAAACAAAAAAAGAAAATACAGATTCGTCTTGTTTAAATTTATGTTGTTTTTGTTTATAATTTGTAAATCTCTCTACCTAGAGTATAAGTTCCAAATCCACCAATAATAAAAATAATTACTAAAACAGCTTTTGGTATTATTAACCACTTATTTATAACATTATATTTGGTAGAAGAATTTTGTAGTAAATTATTTAAATCATTTACTAAAAATAAACAAATTAATGACGAAACACCTAGTATTAATAAACTTAATATAATAAAAGCAATATTATATAAATTATTTTTTTTCTCTCTATAAAAACGACTATATCCAAGTAATCCTAATGATACTAATATATATTGACCACATGTTCTTAATGAAGACTGATAATAAGTCATTATTTTGTGATTATCCATTATATAATTAATAATAAAAAATATTAAAAAAAAAATTATTATTATTATTAATGGAGGAAGGAGAAAGAAATAGTGAAAATAATATAGACGAAATTAATGAATCTGTAAATACGACTTATGAACAAAATAATATAGACGAAATTAATGAATCTGTGAATACGACATATGAACAAAATAATATAGATTACGAATTTAAAGAATTATCAAAATATCCTAGTTTTAAAACACTCCAAAAGAATGAGCAGCAAGATATCTTAGATAAAATAGACGAAATACTTCTAAAAGGTAGAAATGAAAAATGGCTGATAGATTTTAATGAATTAACAATAGGGAAAAATATAGGCGAAGGAAGTAATTCATATGTGAATGTTTGTAGATGGAGAGGATTAGATATTGTTGTGAAACGACCCAAATATAAAAAACTGTGTCAATTACTAGACATATTAAAGGAAATACAAATGTGGTCTAATATCCGTCATCCTTATTTGGTTCAATTTCTAGGCGTTAGTTATGATGAGCAAGAAAATGATTTTTATATACTATTGGAAAAGATAGATGGTGAAAATCTAGGGGAACATATACATAATAAAACTAGTAGTAAGACCAAATCTATAAATAAATACGCAAAGTATCAGATATGCATACAGCTAATAAATGTAATTAAATTTTTGCATACTTGTAAGCCACCAATTATTTATCGTGATTTAAAACCAGAAAATATTATGATAGATAAATTTAATAATGTAAAATTAACTGATTTTGGATTAAGCAGATATATGCCCGAAGAATCGAAATATAAACTAACTGGAGGCACAGGAACAATACGATATATGGCTCCTGAAGTATATTTGGGACAAAAATATGATTTAAAAGCGGATGTATATAGTTTAGGTTTTATCTTATATTACATAATCGGTGGAAAAAAGCCTTTTAATGAATATAACGTAGATACTATAAGAACTTATATGGAAAATAAAGATTTGGTTCACTCATTAGATATAATTAAAGACCACAAATGGAAAAATATTGTAAAAAATTGTATAAAAAAAGATAAAGCGGAAAGATGGGATATAAATAAATTGTTTGAAGAAGTTACAAATATTACAATAGACGGTAATAATCAATGTACAATAAGTTAAATACTGTTATTACAATAGTTTTCATAATCAATATTAGTATGAATATTTTCTGAATATAATAAATGATAAATAGTAATAATTACTATAATTATAAAATTAATTATTAACATAAAATTTGTAATATAATTTAACTCTTTAATTTTATTATTTATTCTTATTTCTGTATCATTTATATTTTCATTTGCTATATTTTTAAATTTTAAATAAATATCATTATAGTCATTAACATAATTAGACAATAAAATTAATTGTGAATTAACAGAGTTAATTTTATTAGTAAATAACGCAATTTCCTCTTTTACAAAACTTAAATTATCGTCATGTGCTTCAACAATATTATATAGTTCACTAATATCACTACTTGTTTCTATATAATCATTATTCATATTATTCATATTCATATTATTCATTATTAAAATATCAATTTTATTAAAAATCACTACCAATTATTACCTTTCTGATTCATAGAAGCAATCATTTGTCGTGCTTCCCTATCACGCGCTTCATCATAGCTCATTTCATCATTGGTTCTATCATCTTGATTCGCTTTATAATAGGTATCATCCATATTGTCGTGCTTATTATTAGTTTTATTTTTTGATGTACAAGAACCCATATTTTAATTAAGCATATGTGTTAGTCTTATATTCAATTTTTTTTTTTTAATATATGATAAATGGAGTTTCCAAGTGATATATGGAAAACGATTATGAGTTATTTTCACAGTTCCTATAAAAAACCACTACATTACGACGCATTTAAAACCATAAAATTATATAAAGATTTTAAAAACTCGGAAAAAAAACTTTGGTATATAGACGATTTTGATAATTTAAACGTAATTGAAAACACATTATATAGATATATATTGGATGATTACTCATTTTGTCGAAGCCTAGTCTTATTGGAGACAGGAAAATGGAATCCTTTTATGACTCGTTATTGTTGGTTAATATTATTACTGAATATGGGAGATGCAAAATCACAAAGATTATGGAACTCAAATTATCATTACAACAGAGTAATAGTAGAGGATTTTAAGACTATTGTAAGGAATTTAAACGTACCACTTAGTAAAAACAGCATACAATATTGATCATATGTACACGTAAACTTGGTGACTTAAAAAAAATTGAAATAAATAACGAACTAAATAGAGGAGGCACCAATCAAACAACAATGAACGCAAGCAACAACAATATGACTCGTGAAGCGTGGAACCCTCCGAATCACTCGGAGATTCAAGGATGGACAAGGTCAACACACAAGCGAAGTGAGAACGACAAGACGCAACCAAATAAGACGTACTTCAAGTATTATTCGCCAACCGGTAAGACATTCCGTTCAATAAAATCAGTTGAAAAATACATTCAAGAGGAAAAGCTCAAGGCAAATAATATTATTGCATCCGTTGAATGTGCAAATGTTACTGTCGAGCAAACACCTGGAGGAGGAATTCATATTCGATGGACGGAGATTAAAGACGACAAGAAATCAGTGTCATCCTTGACTGAAGAGGAAAAGGGTAAATTCCGGAATGTTTGGAACAATAACCTTCCTATTAAGTGGATGGTTGATTCTAATCCAAAGCGTGGAAAATCAAGAGAACGTTTCGAACTTTACTGGAATAATGGTGAAAACGATCTCGAACAAGCAAAAAAATCAGGACTAAAGTGGTCCGACGCGTTGAACGACTTCAAGAAGAAAATCATTACTATTGACGAGTAGACGAACGAAGAAGGAGAAGTGATGGGGGGTGGTGTAATAGTTGTTTATGTAGTTTTTTTTATTTAAAATTGAAAAATAAATATATATTCAACATAATTTACCAATCATGGATATGAAATTAGTTAAAAATCTGAAGCGGCTTCCCGACGAGTTGATAAATTTAATACTGTTTATGGCAAATCCACGTATGTCGCAATTAACTAAAAGAGAACTACATTTGGAAGCAACGCATATAATGTGTGAACAACATTATAATTGGTGGTATCCAAAATTAGCTCGTTATTGGCACTTAAATGATGTGGAAACAATGTATGAAATACCTTTGAAATATCATTATGGACATTCTCTTATGCATTATTTCACAAAAGACGAACTAATATTCATTATGAGACAATTATTTAACTGTGGTTGTTGTGAACGTCATTCAAAAGGAATCATACCAAATAAATCACATTGTTTAACCATACGTGAAAAACAGTCAATGCGCGCCAGAATTCAAATGAAAAATCATTATGGAGATAATAATCAATGTACGTGTTCTTGTAGACACATACTACGACATATAGAAAAACTTAAAAATAGTTTAAATTAAAAATTGAAATACAAATTTAGTGGATAATGTATACAAAAAATGCTTTATCTACACGAAGAAAATGGAAAATACTATTTACCTGATGTAATTTGGAATATTATAAAAGAATATACAGGAATTTATCATATAGAAAATGTAACATTAACACGCACCATGCCTCTTGATAATATATATACTTTGTATCGTATGTGGTTCGGTCGTTTTACACTACCAGATGAATATGATATGTGGAATAATAATGATAAAAAAATATGGCTATTTAAAAATTTAGTAAGTCCTAATTATTTATTAAATGAAGATAAGTATAATGATATGATTAATATGATTAATTCTTGAACAATAATGGATAGAAACAATATATAAATATAAACGTCATAAGTGCACCATCTAGAAATAATTTAATATCATTTTTGATACCTAGCAAAATATTTTTAAAAAGATTAAATGTATTCATTATTTTTTCATAAATCTCAACACAGATAGAACAAAAACACAATATGATAAATGCTGATATACTAGGAATAATAATGTAAATAGTGGCAAAAGTAAAGACTCCTAGAATAAAAGCATATACAATATTGTAAATTGTTACAGCAGTATTTCCATATTCTCCAACAATATAATATTCGAGGTCCATAAATGAATCAGTAAAAGTTTTCATATATTCACAGCAGTTACACATTAGATTGAATAGAAATTCCATCATATAATTCTATTATGATTGAACTCACAAAATCAATTTTTTTAATAAATATAATATATAAATGTTATTATTAGACTATCAACAACAATTGATATTTTATTATATATTACATAGCATATACTATGAATTTTTTGAATTTCCTAGAAAATATTCTATAAAAGGTATAGAAAAATGTAAAGAAGTGAACGTTTATTCTATTTCATCATTTAACTATACAATTTGTGGATTATTTTTAATGCGTTATCCTTTAAAAAGTATGTATTTCCAAAATTTTTATCCTTATTTTTTATGCATACAAGGCATTTTGTGTTATATGTCTGAGTCTCTCTATATCGATAATAAACATTGGTCTCATTCATATTATGAAACATTTTCCAAATATAATATTTTAGTAGCATTATATCAAACACAATATTATTATTTACATTTATGGCAATATTATATTATACTTATTGGATTATTTACTCAACAATTATCCTTTTTTTATTTAAGAAACAAAAAAGTAAAATCATATATGATGTTACAAATAATGTGGCGTTCTATTATTCCAATTATAACATATCATACAATTTACAGAGATTCAAATCAATTATTAATTGGGTATGCTAAGTAATTAAAATATATATTTATAGTATGACTTGTAAATGGTGTGAAGAAGATAATGAATTAATTAAATATTGTAATATAGAAGATCATTGTGTTTGTAAAATATGTTATGAAAAATATAGAAAAAGATACCCACTACGTGTAGAAGGTTGTCCATATTGTAAAGGCTTGCAAGAAATAACAATAGTATATGTTAGACCTATTATCCGAGATAGATTACATCCAATACCCTATGAAGTAGTGGCTACAATAATTTGTAGTTCAGTAATATGTATTTTTATTATTATATCCACATGGGTATTACTATTAAAAATAGTATTTTAATTGATTCCATTTTAAAAAATATAATTATAATATAATTAAATCAATTTTAATAAAAAACAATATTTTATTGTAATGTTAATGTGGGAATATATTATAGTTTTTTTTACTTCCTTCAGTATAACAAGTTATTGTGTTTACAACAATTGTTTAAATTTGGATGATGAATATTATGAAGACAAAAAAAAATATTATAAATTAAAAAAATTCGATGAGATACACGATATATATAAATTGGAAGAAGTAGAGGAATCCGATTATTAATAATAATATTATATTAAACACTAACCACAATGTTAATATATGAGATTATTTATCATAATGTTATTAGTTAATATTAATGATGCATGGGACAATAGTTATTTACTACCCAATATACCGATAGATCGGTGGTCTCATATCCGTAATTCAGTAATAGATGAACAAGGAAGTGATAAAACAATTCTTGATATAGGATGTGGACTGGGATTTTCGACATCAAAAACTCCTGGAAGTCTAGGAATTGATGTTAATTGTGACTATATAAGAAAGGCATCAATGATGTTTCCTGAAAAAAATTTTCAATTAGGCGTAGTATCTTCATGGACAAATAAAACAAAATATGATGTATCTACTTGTATGTTCTATTTACACGGATTCTCGTCATATAGACGAGAAAAAATAATTGAGACTGCAATAAATACAGCAAGAGAGCGTGTAATAATAGTAGATATATGTCCTGATTTTATACCTGAGCGAGATATTGCATTAAAAAAACCTTATTTAAATGATTATTTATTAAATTGTAGATATGAATTACGTAATTTTAAAGAAAGCGTATTGGTAGAAAATCATATACATAAATGGGTGTTAGAATTAAATAATGAAGACGAACAAAAAAAAATATATGATGAAAATATAAAACAAATATTAAGATTTTATAGACCTATCTAATGATTAGCGAATTTTTGGACGATTTTGATGATTATAGCGGTAACGATTCATTTTCTTAAAATTATTAGTATAAGATTTTTTAATAATTTTAAAACTTTGTGTATTATAATTCCTAGTGTTATAAGGAATATTAAATAGTATTGAGAGTGTTGCGATATTGTGGTTATACTTCATCATTATTATCATTCAATATTAGATTTTGCTTATTTCAATTTTTTTTTAATTGTCATATAAATTCAAAATAGTTTCAATAATAGGACTTCTTTGAATATCACCTTCATTAAATTCGATTACCGAAATTTGTTTTTCTTCTAATAACTCATTATTAATATATTTATTTTTTATTTTAGTTAACAAATCTAGTAATCCGTTTTCGTCATTATCACATTGATGTATATCACCCGTTATAATAAGTTTACTATTCTCACCTAATCTGGTTAAAAGCATTAACATTTGTTTAATGCTTGTGTTTTGTAACTCATCGCCAATAATAAACGTGTTTTTAAATGTGCGTCCTCGCATAAAAGCCAATGGTACAATTTCGATACGTTTTTCAAGAATAAATTTATTAATGGTTTGTTGTGTATAAAATTCACGTAATACATCAAATATTGGAATAATCCATGGATCCATTTTTTGATTAATATTTCCAGGTAAATAACCTAACTCTTCATCAACACTTATTAATGGTCTAGTTAATACTATTTTAGTATCTGTTTCTTCTAATAGTTTTGCAGCATATTGTGTTGGGAAAAGTGTTTTTCCTGTTCCTGCAGGCCCCGATGCTATCACAATTTTCAAATCATTGTCTTTAATATGATGGTTATATAATTCCTGAGTTTCAGATCTTGGATTAAAAATATTTTTGAAAGTATTAGGTTTCTGTGTTTTTTTATAAAAATCTTCGATATCTTCATATTCATTAAAAAAATCTTCATATTCTGTTATTTTTTTTGCACTATAAATAGTATTATCACGATATAAACGCGGTTTAAAAGATTCCGTTTTCCCAAATATAGCAAAAAATAATATTACATAATTATTCATTTAATACTAGTTATACTAAATTTTTAGTATTTAAACATATTTCTCTCTAATTTCGTCAATATATTGTTTTTTAAAATTATTATTTACATTTAATTCCTTTTCAGAAATAGCAAAAGTGTTATCGAGAACAAAATCATTTTCGTCGTTATATTCATACATTTCAATTTCATCGTCGTAATCTTCTTCGTATTTTACATTATTCTCTCCAATAAATCCAAGAATGTGTTCTTGAATGTCATTGTCTATATACTTTTTCAAATAATGAGCCAAGATACAATCATCAGAACAGTAGATTTCCCGTTCTTCATCATACTTTCTCGAAACATAGATACTTACCTCACTAAGCTCCAGCTTGTGTCCGTTGAACTTCTTCTTCGGTGACATGTTGATTTTAAATCGCTTGTTGTTTTGTAATACTACAATATAGATAAAAGGTAAAATCATTTCAATTTTATTTATGTAATTATAATTGAAATAATCATATAATAACATAATTAATATAATATTAATGATAGTAAAGCTTCCGCCTGAAAATGAATGTGGATGTGCTGAATATAAATATAAATTTGATAAAACTAAATTAATAAAGACTCCTAAGCGATTAGAACAATTACAAACTCAATTATTATACAGAATGAATGAAGGTTGTGGTCATTGTGTATATTTTATCGGAGTTTGTGATAATGGAGAGATTAAAGGAATCACATTTGAAGAAATAACATACAGCGAATCTGTATTATTAGACATGATTTATAAAAATGGATTTACATTAGTTAATAAACAAGACATAGGAAGAAATAATTATGCGCGGATTTATAATATATGCAGATTAGATCAAAATGTTAATATTGTGTTATAGAACAATTGTCGTGATTCTTTAACAAATGATGTGAATTTTAATACATTTAAAATTTCATCATTATTAATATGTTCATTATTTATTTTTTGCCTTATATAATTTGCAACCCAATCATTTAATATCCAGTCTATTGTTTGTTCGCTTTGAATAAGTTCCCATGAACAATGTTTTTTAATAAACCATAAACCTATGTTTGTATCAATACATACTAATTTTTCTTCTTTTAATGTATTTAATTTACATGCAATAGTCGAAAAAATTCTTTCATAATTCCATTTATTGTCAATTAATATATTTATTATTTCATTATTCATAATTTCATCTTGATTCATTACATAATATAATTATTATTGTTTATATTGTTGAAAATAAAATTTAGAAATATATATTATATGTATCTTGTATTACTAATAATAATATTATTTTTATTATTTTTATGGAAAACAAAAGAAACATATGAAAATATATCCCCTAATTATAGCAAAGTAGATAATTATAACGAGTTTAAATACGATTCTCCTTCAACTGTGTTAGAAGAACAATCATGGAAACCAGTTGGAAGTGGTCCACGGAGAGAAAAAGAAAATTCTGTTGATGTTCAAGAACCCACTAATAATTTATCACTTGAAGATATTAAGAGTTATTTTTTTTCATTAAAAAAAGAAAATGTAGGTAGTAACACAAATAAAAGTGGACCTACTCATTGCATCGGTGTTTGGGATAAAGAATGGAGTCAATGTTCTGAACAATGTGGTGGTGGAATTCAAAAGAAGTTTTACAGAGTATTACAAAAAACAGGACCTGATGGAATACCATGTTCATATGAAGATGGTGATTCAATAGATCAAAAATGTAATTTGTTAGAGTGTCCTATAAATTGTGAAGGTTCATGGAGTCAATGGAGCAAATGTGACCAAAATTGTTATTCAGGAACAGGTATTTATGGTAAGACTAAACGTACTTATAGTATTAAAACGGAAGCAAAAGATGGATATATTAACAATAAATTTACAAAAGCAATCAGATGTGACTATCAAGATAAAGATACACAAACCAAAGAATGTAATACTGAATGGTGTGCAGTAGATTGTGCGGGTAATTATTCTGGTTTTAAAGGTGATTGTAGTGAGCCTTGTGGGGGTGGTATTAGGGAAAATATATTTAATATTACACGACATCCAAAATCAGGATGGTTTAGGGGAGCAAGACGCGAAGGTAAATCATGTCCTCTTAATAAAATACAAGGATGTAATTTTGAAAAATGTCCTGAATAATATAGAATATATATATATATGTTATTGTTAACAAAAATAATAATTATATTATTTTTGATTTATTTGATATATTATAATTTAATATTTACTAGTGATGTAATTGAAAATATGGATAATTCTAATCAAGTTCAAGATTGTATAGGAATGTGGGATGAATTTTATGGACCTTGTGATAAGCCTTGTGGTGGAGGTACACAAGAATTGACTTTTAATATTGAACAGAAACCAGAGCCAGGATATTTTCAAGGGAGTTTTGTTGACCCAATAAAATGTCCTCCTAATAAAACAAGAAAATGTAACACACAACAATGTCCAATAGATGCCGAATTGAGTGAATGGAGTGAATGGAGTGATTGTTATAAAAATGTGGATACCAATGAAAAAGTTACATGTGGAGATGCAGAGAGATATAAAGGAAAAAAAATATTAAAACGAGCAAAATATGGTGGAGAAAATATAGATTCAAAAGCATCCCAAATATTCCAATATTTCCTAGGATCAGGTGCACCTGAGGACGTATATTGGTGGGGTCCGTCAAATACAACAGAACACACTGGTGATTATCCTCCTAAGGCTCTGGATGATACACTAGAATTGCGGATAAAACAGAAATGTAATTTGGCACCTTGTCCGATTGATTGTGAATTAAGTGATTGGGGTGAATGGGTTTATAAAATATCGGATGGTAAAAGAACACGTTCTCGTAATATAATTACGCAACCACAATATGGTAGTAAACCCTGTGAAGATTTAACAGAAACAGAAAATATTGATGTTAATTGTAATTATAAATGGGAACCATGGAAAGTTAATAAGAATAATGGGACACAAACACGCAAACCTAAAATATTTGTACATGCCAGAAATGGGGGAGTAGCTTGTCCAAATCCAGAAACAAAAAAAGCTAATGTTGATTGTGTTGGTAAATGGGTGGATAATGGAGAATGTGAAGATTATTGGAAAAAACAAAAATATACAATTACTCAACAAAGGCATAATGCGGGTAAGCCATGCCCTCATTATGAAGGCCAGGTTAAAACATTACGTCCTGGTAATCATACGTGTACAAAGTATTGTGCTAGAAACCATTGGTTTTGGGGATGTCGGGACTGGGCATATAAAGTAAGGTAAAAAAATTGAAACAATAAATAGCTTATATATTGTTTCAGATTAATATAAATATGGTTTCAAATCGTGATCAACGCTTTATCGAAATTGCTGCAGATGAAGCTCGTCGGTCTTCCTGTTTGATGCGTCACGGTTGCGTAGCTGTATTAAATGGGCGAATTATTGGTCGTGGTTTTAATAATTACCGATGTCATAGTAATGATGGATTCATAAAGAATACAATGACATGTCATGCAGAAATAGCTGCTCTTCGCCAAGTAAATAAGAAGAATAAAAATTTTAAAAAGGTAGTTTTGTATGTTGTAAGAGTGGATTCGAATGACCTATTGAAAGCAAGTGCTCCATGTATTGATTGTATGAAGCAAATAAATTCATTAAATGTTAAAAGAATAATTCATAGTACAAATACTGGTTCTTTAGTAATACAGAAACCAAATGAATGCATTATAAAACATATTACTACTGGAAGACGTGTATTAATGGATATGTGACAGTTAATAAATTATTTAAAAAATAATAATATTAAATATAGAATGAGGTTAATATCATTATTATTTTTTAATTTTATTTTTTGTGTTTTTTCATTAAGACCATTAGGGTTACCTAATGGTGATAATAGAAAATATTATGTAAATAAAAAAAATCGTTCTGATGATTTAAAATTAATATGTGTAAAAAATATCAAATTTATAATTAAACACTGGGAAAATAATATATTGCAAACCAGTAAAGAAGTGCAACAAGAGGATAAATACATATTAGATAAAATAGATGAAATCAATGATTATCTTAAAAATACTACTAGAAAGGATTTGTATCTAGCATGGATGCCCAAAGGTATATATAATGATATAATTTTTTTAGTAATATGTGAAATTAATATAGAAATTAATTCGTTTAATGTTAAATATATATTGCATTCACCTTTTTGGGAAGAGAAACAAATTAAAAGTATATATTTAAAATATGCCTTAGAAGATTTGATAGAAAATATTAATGATTTTAAATTAAACCTTACTTATTTATATGATAATGACAAAAGATATAAATTAGATTGGCTTGATATATCAAGTGTAAAATATGATTAATTGTATTTAACATATAAATATTTATATAAAAGTATGCCGATTTTTTAACAAAAAAATTTCAAAAAAAAAAAATTTCAAAAAAAAAATAAAAAATTTTTGAAAATTTTGAAAATACTTTTAAAAACTGTTAAAAAAACGGCATAAGACTGGTATGTAGGAAAAACCTCAAAAAAGCATTAAAACTTATGTAGGTATTTTATGGAGTGGCTAAAAAACGGCAAAAAAATACTATTTTTGTAAAAAACTTGGAGAGTTTTTTTTATCATTATTTAAGTAAAAATGGTAAAAAAAACTCTCCAAAACTCTCCAAAAATTTATTATTGTGAAAAATGTGATTATACTGCTAAGAGATTAAGCGATTTTAATAAACATTTACAGACCAAAAAACATAATGATAAAAATGGTAAAAAAAACTCTCCGGTTGATAACCAATACCATTGTTCGTGTGGAAAAACTTACAAATTTCAATCTGGATACTCACGCCATAAGAAAGTATGTAAATACGATGATTCGATAAAACTTCAACATATCGAAAAAGATGCAAAGGATACGAAAAATATGATGGAAATAATGATGAAAGTATTAGACGAAAATCAACGTTTACAGCAACAAATAACTGAAATGATACCAAAAATAGGAAATAATAATAATAATAAGATTATTAATATTCAAATGTTTTTAAATGAAAAATGTGCAGATGCTATGTCTATACAGAATTTTGCAAAACAATTAATGATTACTATGGAAGATTTATCTAAAGATAAGAAAGATTGTATATCAAATGTAGTATTAAAAAATTTAGAACCATTAGCAATAACCGAACGACCTTTCCATCATATAAAGAATAAGGAATGGTATATAAAAGATGAAGTAGAGGGATGGAAAGAGAATAGTGGAATAAATGTAATAAAAAATGCAGAATATGGAATACAGAAGAATTGGTGTGCTGAGTTTGAAAAACAATATCCAAATTGGATGGATGATATTCGTTTGAGAGAAAAATACATTGAAATAGCAGGTTCAACAACTCGTGATTTAGATGAAAAAGTTAAATTTAAATTATTGAAAGAATTAGGTAAACAAGTTAAACTAACACAAAATGATATAATATCTATATAAATAATATTTAAAACATAATTAATGATTTATAAAATATGGAAAGAAATATATTTGAAAAAATAAGAGATGGTGAAGAAGAAGCAAATATAGTATATAAAGATGATTATGTAACTGCGTTTCATGATATTAAACCTGATGCACCAGTTCATATATTAATTATTCCAAATCGTAAAATTACATCGATGAATGAAATTAGTGATGAAGATAATGTTTATTTGGCGTTAATATTATTAACAGCCAAAAAAATAGCTCAAGAATTTAATATTGCCGAGTCAGGTTATAGATTAATAACAAATTGTGGTAAAGACGGGGGTCAAGAAATAGATTATTTACATTTTCATCTTGTAGGTGGAACTCGATTGGGTAAAATGATTTCTTTGCCGAAAAATAAAAAGTAATATTATATATATATGACGAATATATCTCCTACAACAGAAGCATTAATTGATGAATTTGAATCTCCGATAGAGTATAATTTTCCATCACCTCCAAAATCTAAACCAAAATCAGTTAAAAAAAAATACGTATCAACTATTGATACAAATTATATTAATGTAATTGCAAAAAAATTAGGTCTAAAACAATTAAGTCTTGAACAAATAAAACAATTAGAAAAATATGTTGATGAACAAAGATTATTAAATAATATAGATGACGGTGTTGCCTTAGACTATTTATTGAATAATATAAAAAGCACAAAATCATTAACTAGATCTATAACAGAAAGTAAAATAAAGTTAAGAAATATTACATCTAAATTACGTAAAGGTAAAGGTACGAAACGAAAACGAAGAACACGGAATAAAAAAATAATGAAAGGAAAGAAAAAACCAAAGAAAAAAACATACAGAAGAAAAAGAAGATAAGTTATTTCATATTAAGACCTTTATAAATTTTATCTATTTGTTTTGTGTTTAATCTCTTCGGAGGTGTAGGTCCTAGAGCATTGAATTCATTTAAATATGAATTATCATTATTTTTAATACAAACACCCAATTCTTCACTAAATGTCATACCATCTTCACAGCAATAATTATTTTTACAATCTGTATCCATAAACGCCTTATAAACATTCATTCTTGATTCAATAATTTTTTGCTTATTTTCACTTTCCACAACATTAGTTGTAGTTCCTTTGTATTCAGCAGGAGTTGAAGAAGGAATTACGTAGTTGTAAGGTGTTGGGCCATTTTCAATATCTATTTCTGTTTTTAAGATATTAGAATTAAAAGGTTCTTTGTAATAAAAAACTTTGTAACCAAAAAAGAAAAATATTAAAAATATAATAATAATTCGTAAAGTCATTATTATATATTATTATTAAATAAAATCTTTATTTATAATTTTAATTAGATAGTTAATATTATTAATTAGTATTAAAACTATATTACATATATAGAATATAATATGTTTAATAAAATCTACAATTTTATTTTTATATTATTTCAGATACGTGATCCTCGTACGTTATATTATAGAAAAGCAACAGTAAATGGTGAAAAAGGATGTATTCAATCAGTCATAAGTGAAAAAATGGCAAAAAAATTTAATGCTGAAAGGGGTAGTTGTACCGAAATAGGATGTATAACATATAAAGGAATAACAAAAATACCATTTTGTTGCGAAGTAGAAGGATATTCTTGTATTGAATATATATAATGTCTAGTATTCCACAAAATTATGTTCCAAAATATCTCTCTAAAAAATCAAAGACGATGACAATTAATGAATTGAAAAGGTCACGTAAATCATATAAAAAAGGTAAATATCATACTAGGAAAAAAATACCAGGTTATAAGAATCGTAAAACAAGTTGGTCATCAAAAGCAATAGAAATATATGGTTTAGATAAAAATAAACCGATTAATATTGATGTATTAGTTAATAAAACAAAGTGCACAAAGAAGGCACTTAATAAAATAATTAAGAAAGGAATGGGTGCTTATTATTCATCTGGTTCGAGACCAAATCAGACAGCTCAATCATGGGGAAAAGCTAGATTGTATAGTGCTATTTCCGGTGGTCCTGCTTCAAAGAGTGATGGACATATATTACGTGAAGGTTGTAGTGAATCAAGTAAAGCATTAAAATTAAGTAAAACATCTAAGATTCCAAATAAAAAAAAAATAAAAATAGGAGGTGGAGATCCTTTAATGAAAGAGAAAATAATAAAATTTGAAAAAAGCGATAAAGATAATAAGAAGTATATGGTAATAGTAGAAGATCGTTCAACAAAAAAACGTAGAACTATACATTTTGGAGGTTTGGGATATCCGCAATATAAGGATAGAACCCCTTTAAAATTGTATAAAAAGTTAAATCATATGACACGTAAACGTATGAAGAATTATTTTAAACGTCATAGTGGAACAGGAAACAGAAGTGATGCAATAAGTAAAGAAATCAATAAATCAAATGGATATTATACTCCAAAAATATTAAGTCATATGTATTTGTGGTAATTATTCAATTAATCCAATAATTGAACAAGCTATTCTTTCGCCAGCATTACCGGTTTTAAGAGATTCTTCATTATCACCAAGACCTAAATCATCTTCGTCTTTATGTATTACAAACATTCTTCCAACAATAGAAAAATTAGATTTTGGATCACATGAAATATCTTTCACAGTAATTGAACCTTTAGCTATACCATTAATGGAAGTAATATTTCCTAAATCGCCAGCATGACGTTCTTTAGAATGTGGTCCGCCGTGATTTTTATTTAGTGGATTGAAATGCTCACATCCACTAGCACATCCTTTACTCATATCACCACATTTATGAATATGAAATCCATGTTTACCATCAGTTAAACCTTTAATATTATATTTGATAGTAGTCGACTTATTGGTTGATTTGAGTTTTATAATTCCATATATTTTATTCATATCAACAACTGAAATACATTTATGATGTTTTCCTCCTCCTGTTTGTTTCGGACAGTTTTTATAAGGAGCACACGAACTTCTCATAGTAAATCCTTTTACCCCTTTTTGACACCGTTTTAAAGTAAATCTTCGTGGTAATTTAAATACTTTACCGTCATTTCTAATACATTTTTTATGTGTTTTCTTATGTTTACAGCAGTCCATTATAAAAACATTATAATATTTTTATAATGAAAAAAACAACAACAAAAAAAGAACCACAAAAAGAGAACCTTAAAAAAGGAACTTACATAAGCTTATCCATAACATTGATAATTATTAATCCAATTATTACTAACCAAGGGCTATATCTAAAAGAAACAAATGTCCACAAACCAATAATGAACGCCACTAAAACGTTATGTCTTGGAAGAACTTTATAGTAATCAACAGTTCTATTGTATATAAACAATGAAACTATTAATGATATTAATAGTAATTTCATATATAATTAACCAATAAAATAAAATCTGAAGTATCCGTGATGCATTATATTAACCGTTTCTTGTGTTGCATCTTTGTCATTGTAACCTTTTTTAATTAAATTATTATAAATAGATTTCGAACGCATTAAACGACCTACATATCCAAATGTCATTACTGCTAGGAGAGAAAATATCAGTAAATTAGTATTTATTTTTAAATTAAATGATTTTTTGATGATTAATACAATGATTGAATAAACAATGGTATGTATTAAAATACTGTAAAACACAGCAATATTCAATAATTCTACATATGTAAAACTTGGGTCAATCGTTTTAAAATACAAATCAGTAAAGTAATTCATATAATATATAACAATAAAAAATTGAAAGATAAAATATAGAAACAATTACAAGAATAAAAATGTCATTTTCCACTCCTCGTTGTTGTATTTGTCTGGAGAACGAAGATATATATATATCTTGTTCTTTATGTAGTGATGGAAATTATTGCGAAGAATGCATAAGTAAATTAGTGAAAGAAGACAAATATAATGAATGTTCTATATGTAGACGTAAAGAGTGGTATAAAAACGAAAAAAAAACTTCTAGTTTAATGAATGTAATAGTTTTAAAAAATAAACAGAAAGAAGTGAGTTTAGATGATAATTCTGATAATGAGAACGATACAGTAATAGAGATAAATACAGAGGATAATAATGATGTAAATAATTCTAGAAGTGTAAAAACATGTATTGTCTTTAATTTTAGTGTAATATGTAGTTCACTTTTAATATGTGTATTATCATTTATAGGATGGTGGTTATTATTTGGAATATGTATGATAGAAATCAATGTAGCAGAAGATTATAAAATTTTGTGTAAAATTCTTATATCACTAAGTTGTGGAGTAGCATTATTGTTAGTACCATGGATATTATTAATGGGTATTTGTAAATTATATAGTAAAATTAAAGATAATGAACATATTAATTGTTGTAATTTTATAGTAGTTATAATATTTGTAACTGTTACTACTGTTTTAGGGTATATAACAGCATTTAAATTATGTGAATTAAAAGAAAAATTTATTGAAAAAAACTCAGTTAATAATTTAATATTATTAATAATAGCATTTCTATCTGGCGTAGCAATGTGGGTATTATTATTTTTGATAATACAAATACATAAACTATTATATAAATGTTGTAATATGATATGTGGTAATGAATGTACGGAATGTTGTTGTAATCCAATATTTATACTATGTGTGGCAGTAGTTTCAACATTGTTTACATATCTTGGATGGTTATTGACATTTGATTTATGTGGTCTAAAATTAAATGTAAATGAAGAGCATAATATTATATTAACCATAATTGTATCATATTTTGTGGGAAATACTATTATACTGGGGTTAGGCGTGTGTATCGCATTAATTAGTTATATAAAATATATAAATCTATGTACAAAAAATATTACAGAAGAAGAAGAAGAAGAAATATTATAAAATTAAATATGATAATAAACTTGTATTGTGAAAGTAATTATTTCATATATTAAACCCGTATATTAAATAAAATAATAAATAATAGCAGTAAGGATAATCATATTAATAGAATAATGATTATAATCTTCAATGTCATTCCAATTGTGTTTTGTTCCCATAAGAATATCAATTATATCAATACCATAATTTGAATAAATATTTAAATGATGATCGCGATGAACACTGGGTTCAAGATAAGTATAGTTTATAATATGGAAAGAAGCGTAGAATATTCCCCAAAAAAGAAACATTCTCCAATCCATCATATTGTAAAGAGAACCAGCCATAACACCAATAACACCTTGCATGAAAAAGTTATTAATTCCTTCTAATACTTGATTATTAGTTTCCTTATTTATATCTGAATTATGATGTGTAATATGGTGAAAATCAAGAAACCATGTAAAATTTCTAATACAACTATCAAAACAGGGTATATTTTTGTAAATTACAGGGTAATTGTCGTACATTTTTGTATAATGAATGTGATGAGATATTATATGTATAAAGTAACCTGCAAAAGCAACGTAACAAAAGGAAAGTAACATAGTTAAAAAGCTTCTTTTATTAGAAGGTTTACAAGAAAGAAAATAAATACATACAGAAGTTATAATGTAGAATGGGTAATTAATTAAAATATGGTTTTTAAGAACTTCTGTTTGTTCTTTAAAACTGATTTGATAATTTTTTTTTTTATGTTTTTTAATTTTTTTAATATGTATACCTTTTTTTTTTGTATACTTAGACATAGAAATAAGTTTCGTTTTTTTTTTAAGAATAAATACATATAAATATATATGTTTATTTCAAAAAATTCTAAGATAAAAATCATAGATATTTTGGAGTTATTATGTAAAAAAACAGGTATTTCTAATTATTCATTAGGTGTAATGATACGTAGTTATCATTTTGGAATGCCATGTGCTTTAATGTTTATAGTATTACTATGTAATCATTTAATAGCTTATATGTGTGTAATATATTATTCGTTAATATTATTTAGTTATATATTATTCCAGGGTTGTTTTGTAAGTATGTTAGAAAATAGACTATGTAATGACAAATTTAATATAGTTGATCCATTTTTAGAATACAATAATGTTGCTATTAATTACAATTCACGAAAAATAGTAACTACATATATAGCTGTATGTTATACGTTAGTATTTTATGGAATATATTATTTTAGATTTTACTATCTGGAATCTTAACCGACATATTATTTGTTAAATAGGAAAGAATAGTGGCTCCCCACATTATCCACATACATTTAATATTATATGATGAAAGAGAAAGTGTATATCGTAGTGCTTCACAATGAGGCGCATTGGTTAATAGTATGGATTCGAAAAATCCAAAGATTCCTGAAGGTGTGCAAAATTTAACATATGCCCACGGTACTGCATAATGAATTACAATCCATACAAACGGACCTGCAAGTATAATGCGTTTCATTAATTAAATACTATTAATAAATTAATTAATGAATCAATTTTTATTTTTTTAAAAAGCTTTTCTGCGTTTTTTACTTTTTCTGCGTTTTGTTTTTTTGCGTTTTTTATTTTTTTTGGGTTTAATTGTTTTTTTACCTGCACGAACAAGTTCTCTATAATAAGACATATCGCTTGTAGATAGTTTATTTTTAACGATGTCTTGCAATTTTGACACTTTTTTAGTTTTACTTTTTAATTTTATTGGAGTTATGCTAAATTTATCGCGCGGATATATGAATTCGTATATTTCATTTTTAAATTCGCCTTCGAGTATTTTTCCTTCTATTGTAAAGAATCCATTTGGATAATTTTTAATATTTTTGTCATATGTATCATCATGATTTGGTGAATCAAATGCACCTTCTAATTCTTCGAAACCTGATAACCAATCTGTATCATTATTTTGCATATTTAAAACTTCTATTTTGAAAGTTTGATTTGGAGTAAATTCATCAATTCTCTCTTCAACAGAATTCTGTTCCTTATTTGTTCCTGATAAATATTTTACAAATAGTAATGTTCCTTCTTTTAACGTCGGTCCTTGAATCCATTTATCTTCTGAAATACCGGTGAAATTTTTAACAGTATCGGGTTTAATACTAGAAGTCATAATATATGACAATATTATTTCATAAGATCAAAAGTTTTTACATATTCGATTAAAGGTTTACGCTTAATAGACATTTTAGGTGTTAAAAACTCTTCCATTTTGCCAGTGGAAATAACAACAACGTGTTTAACTTTCATATATGGATTTAAATCTTCATTAATTAATTTTAATACCTCTTTTGAAACCTCTGAATCCGTAATAAGAGTGTTATGTCCTCTATTCTCTCCATAGATTATAAAGTTACATTTTAGAAATTTACGAATATTATTTTCAACACGTGAAACATTTACAAATTTTCCATTACTGAGCTTGTAATTTTCACTAATTCTACCTTCATAGAAAAGAAATCCGTTTTCTATTTTTCCACTGTCACCAGTTTTATACCATCGTTTATTATCTTTTTCAAAAATGCTTTTGTTAGTAGCTTCATCATTGTTCCAATAACCCTGCATTACATTAGGACCAGAAACACATATCTCACCATCTACAATATCTACTTCTACATTATTGAGTATTTTACCAATAGAATTAGGATTTCGAGGTTCAATATGATGATTTACAGATATCATAGGAGCAGTTTCACTACAACCATATCCTTCGCATATATGAATACCATTGTCTAAGTAAAATTTTTTAGTATAATTATCTAATTTAGCACCTCCTACAAATACAACATTTAAATTATTACCGAATAAATTACTAATAATGTAAGGTAATACTTTTTTGATAATTGGTTTATCGAATATTTCAATACGTTTTTTAATAGTTTCTAATACTTTTGGAACAATATAGATTGAATTTGGTTTAATTTCATTAGCTTCTGTTATGAATTCGTTAATATTTGACGATATGTTTGTTTTATTATCAAACATAAGATTGTAATATAATTCACATGTTAAACTGTAAATATGTGCCCATGGTAGAATATTTAAACTTTTGTAATTATTTATTTCAATAAACCTATCATTTATAGCGTCTAGATTAGATAAAATGTTTTCATGAGAAAGAATCACTCCCTTAGGATTACCAGTAGTCCCCGAAGTATATATTAATGTAGCAATATCATTATGAGAATGTATTTGTATATTATTTGTTTCGGAATTATTTAACGTATTTGGAATTACAATAGTATCATTGTTGTTAAAAGTAATATCCTTATCTTCGTTATTGGTCTCTGTAATTAATACTTTTGGAGTACAATCGTTAATAATATGATTGCAATATGTAGAAGATTGATTACCGTACATGGGAACCCAAATACCACCCACCGAATAACATGCCATATTCCATGCAACCCACTCTACTGAATTATTACCCTTATATGCAATTCGGTCACCATTTGATACATTATGTTGATTTAATGTATAAATAGCATCATTAATCATATTGTTTACTTCTTGTCTAGAAGTATTTTTCCATTTATTGTTAACTTTGTGACCTAAAATATTGAATTTACTATCCTTTTCGATAGTTTTAAAGAATGAGCTGGCTAGATTTCGCGATACATTACGTGTCAATGCCATATTAAATTTAATAATAATATATATTTATATATTTATTTAATGATATACTTATCAATATGATTATGTATAAAAATCTTAACATAAGAATACAAGAAATAATATTAGAATTGTATGTTAATACTTTTTTATATATTTATAATGGAATTAATAAGATAAAAAGTTATATAAAAATTAAATAATTAATATATAAAATGTATAGATTCTTGTTTAATAGTGTTAAAAAAAGAATACCACGAATCTCTCCGACAGAGATGATAGCACTACAAAGTGGGAATACATCTTTAGATAGAAATATATTAAAAGGAGAAATAGTATATCCAGAAAAAAAAACACATATAAATAAATTTCCTGAAAAAGAATTAGATTTATTACTTGGAATGCATTACGATAAAAAAATATATCCAAACGACAATGAGAATAATATTGTTGATTACTTGGCAAAACGTAAATATTTTAGTTTTCTGATAGATGAAAAATACGGTGGAATTAAATTATCTGTGAATGAAATGTCTAGTATATTAACAAAAATTACTAGTGTAGATCCAGGGTTAGGTGTGGTAGCAATGGTTCCAAATTCTTTAGGTCCTGGTGAGCTATTAATAAAGTATGGGACAGAGGAACAGAAAGATAAGTATTTGCCTGGATTAGCAAATGGAGATTATATTCCTTGCTTTGGATTAACAGGACCAAATAATGGTTCTGATGCTACTGGAAGTATTGACGAGGGTGAAGTATTTGAAGAGGATGGTAAACTGAAGATACGTGTTTCTTTGAACAAGCGTTATATTACATTAGCTCCGGTTGCAAATCTTATGGGAATCGCATTTAATTTAAAAGATCCAGATAATTTATTAAAAAAATCAGGAATAACAGTAGCATTAGTAGAGAGAAATCATAAAGATTTGCAACAAAATACGTATCATAATCCATTAGATGTTGGATTTCCGAATGGAACCATAAAAGGAACTATTGTATTGGAATTGGACCAAGTAATTGGTGGTGAAAAGAACATAGGAAACGGATGGAAAATGTTAATGGAGTGTTTATCCGCTGGACGTGGAATCAGTCTACCTGCTACAGCAAATGCTAGTAGCAAAGTAGCAACCTATGGAATAATGAATTATATAAAGGTTCGCGATCAGTTTAATATGCCATTAGCAAGTATGGAGGCAATACAGGAAAAAATGAACAATATGGTATATAATACATGGATAATTCAGTCATCAGTTGAAATGACTAATGATATATTGGATTCTGGCAGTTCTCCTGCAGTAATAAGTGCTATTATGAAGCAACAAACTACAGAAAGGGGACGTGTAGTATTAAATGAAGCCATGGATATACACGGTGGAGCAGCAATATGTGTTGGATATAATAATTTTTTGGAAAAATATTATAAAAGTGCACCGATTGGAATCACTGTTGAAGGGTCTAATACACTAACAAGGTCTCTAATCATATTTGGACAAGGGTTAAACAAGAGCCATCCATACATATATCCGTTATTAGATTCAATATTAACAGACAATCTTGATAAATTCAGGACAAATTTCAATAATATAGTGGGTCATTCAATAGGATTATATTATAATACATTAACATTTTCCAGAACATATGAACAACAGGTTGTAGATTTTGCTGCACTTACTAATTTTGTAGCTCTTCGAGGAGGGGCAATTAAAAGTCAACAGATGTTATCAGGAACTATGGCCGATATTTTTAGTAATTTATACCTTATACAGTCAGTATATTATTATCATAAACACTATGAAGCTAGTGAATTATTAACAAATTACATCGTCAAACGATTGATGAATGAGAATCAAGAGAAAATTAATAAGGTAATAGATAATCTGGGTTCAGAAAGGTATTTATTACTACATATGAAACGTAATTGTTGTCCAACAACTTATGAAGAAGAGCGAAAAATATTTCAAGAAATTATGAATAATCCAAATATTATGGACGAAATCAAGAAAAATGTGTATATGAAAGGGATTTTGCAGAATTTTGAAGAAATAAGCAAATTAAATAAACACACTGTAAAGTATAACATACTGAAACAACGAATAATTAATGTAGACGAGTACGTAAATTAATTATAAAAATATTTAAAAAAGAATTTACTAGTAATAATATTATGATTTCAAATGATAGAAAATTAATTATAATATTATTAACATTGATGTTAGATGTAAGTTTTATTTATATTTTAGCTACTGAAACTCTTAATTCATTTGATTATAAATATATAAATAGTTTATTATTTACACACGTAATTTTCATATTAGCAATGTTATATAATAAAAAACTAGTAATCGATGTATGTCATTGTTTGGTGTTTGTTGCAATATATCTTGGATTATTAGTAGAAAATATGAAAATACTATTACTATTATTTTCTTTATCGGTAATTCAATGTTTTTTAAAATATGTATTTGGTGAATGTATTTTGTGTACATCTGATTTAAGTATGTTTGGTAAAATGGTTGATGAATATAATCAATATTGCGTGTATTTAATAATAGGATTATTATTATATAAAATATTAATGTAAAGTTTAAAACATAATACTAATATATAATGCAAAATTATCATGATGTATATTTACCCGAAGAACTTAGTTCAAAAATAGTATTAGATTCTATAATATTATTGAAGAATGAAAAATGGAGAGATATACATGATGAACTTAAGTTTAAAAAAATAACAGAAACGAATAAATATGGTTGTATATTTTTACATTATACAAATATATTAGAATTGGTAAACATCGATTATAGTTTTAGAAAAATAGAAAGATTACCTAGATTGGAAAGTGTTAATTAAAATTTAAATTGAAATAATATATTAGTCTTAAAATAAAGTAAACAATGGATGAAACGCGGCAAATAAATCTATGTATTGATGAAATGGCGAAACTAAAAGAAAAAATGGAAGCATTAGAAAAACAAAAAATTTTAAATGAGAAGAATGAATTGCTTAAAAAAACAACGATGGAACCTAATTTGAAAGTATTAGAGGATTGGTTGGTGGATTATCATAAGGCAATTGAAGATGAAAAAGAAAAGATAAATAAAAATGCAACAGAACAACAAAAAATGGCTACTATTAACAATATTAAAAACACGATATCAGAAATTAAGGATGGAGATAAAAAAAAATCACGATTATCTGAAAAAAGAAAAAAATATTACCCAGAACTAGAAAAAATGTCATTATCGTTAGAAACAGAACCTTATAATGTTTTGATACATAAGTATAGCAAAATAGCTAAAATATGGGAAAATGGTAATTATATTGAACCACCACAATCAAAAGAAGAAATTGCGGCATCGCACATAGAGGCAACTTATAATATGTTCAATATCATTAATAAGCGACTTGATGATATTGAAAAGAAACTAGGAATTAATAATTAAATTGAAATAGTATAACACATAAAAAAAAGAACTATAATATGGCATATAATAATAATGAACCTTGTAGAGATTTGCATGGTAATATTACTATTGGAGAAATGTTCCGTCCAGTAGATTCAAAACAAGTTTTAACAGATAATTACGGATATGAATGGAAGCAAGAAACAGCAGCGGGATGGAGGCGTACAGTAGATGATTTCTTTATTCCAATGGGTCCAAATGGAGAATTTTATGAACACAGATTTCATTCTGTAGAAAATCTAAAGAAACTGCGCGAATATAGACAAAATAAACAAAAGAAAGGAAATTAGGTCTTAACAGAAATAACTTTATTCATTTGCTCATTATTATGCTTTTTCTTATGACTACCAAGAGCAGTTTTAGTAGCAAATGATTCACCACAAATTTCACATACGTGTTCACCACCTGTATTTGAAATACTTACATTTACGAGAGAAGCCAAAGTAGGAAATTTCATTCTATCTAATTTTTTTATAAGGTTCTTTTTAATTAAACTAATAATTTCATTGGCCTCTTTGATTAATTTATCCTTTTCAATAAAAAATTCTAAAAGTTCAGTTTTAACAGCCTCTAATTTTTCTTCTGAAATATTGGATCCGACTTCACTAAAATTAATCTTCGATATAATAACTTCCATAATTCTGAAAGCGGAAACTATTAGATTTTCATCATAATTGACATTATGTAAATAAATTAATACTTTCTTATCTTCAAAATCTATATCGAAATTATTTTTTGTAGCAATTCCACTTGTTTGAGAGAAAAATATACCATGATTATCTGTATATTTAACATCTCCAATAAATTTAACTACTTCTTCCTCTCTTACATTATTTTTGTAGCATTTATTCTCAACCATAATAGGAATAGTCTTATTGCTAATAGAACTTTTATAATTAACAAGAAAGTCACCACAATGTGCGTTTCCTGTTGTATTCTCAACCGTTGCACTAGGAAAGCATTTATTAAGTATATTTTCCATTTTAATCTCACTAACATTTCCTTTTCTGCTTGAATTTGTAGTAGATTGTAAATCAATATAATTGTCCAATTTATCCAAAGATGGTTTTAATTTCTCAAATAAAAGATCATTATTATTTCTAACTAGTGTTTCTTGTCTTTCTATATTATTATTTCTCTCGTTTTCATTATTTACTTTCACAATTTGTAAAGCACTGTTAATTTTGTTAAAATACTCTTCAACTACCTTATTATTATTCGAATTATCTGCATTTAATATTTTATCTGTCTCTTTTTTAATTTCTGTAAATTTTTCATGCAATTGACTTTTAATATTTGAAGAAAGTGTATTATTAGTTTCAGAATTGGTTCGATTTAATTCCGCAGAGAGATTATTAATAATATTTTCGTGTTTTTTATCAAGAATTTCTGAAATAGTAACTTTATTGGTATTTTCTGTATTTTTTATCATGGATTCTAGTTCTTTTGTAAAATTAGTTTTCTGAGAATTTAATATAGATATAATTTCTGATATTTGTTCAGTTTCCTTATTTAATAACTGCATCTTTGATTCTAGTGCTTTTATTTCACTAGATACATCAATTTCTGATACTTTCGTTTCTAATGTTTTAAAATTGTTATCTACAAGGTGTTTAAAATTATCTAAGTATTGTAATGTTTCGCTCGTATTAATACCATTCTCCAAATCCTGTTTAATTTTCTCAATAAACTCAATAAGAAAAATATTATTTCTCTCAATATCTTGACTCGGATTTGCGTTATAAAAATTGACTATTCTGCTATTAGTAATTTTAATAGACATTTATATACTATAAAATTAAGTCTTTAAGTTGATAATTTGTTTCAAAATAAAACAAAATTTGTTTTTAAGATACAAAATTTGTTTCAAAATGATTCAAAATTTGTTTTTCACTTCAAAATTTGTTTCAAAATGATTCAAAATTTGTTTTAGTGATTTTTTAGAGATTTTTTTGCAAAATTTAAAAATTATGGTAAGGTTGCTAAATTTTTAATCCAAAAAAACCTGACTGTTATGGTAAGGAGGCTGGAAATGGGTCTGGAAAATGAGAAATTTAGCAGAAAATATTTTCTCACCCATTTTTATC